TCCCAGGACGACGACGATCCCGACGGATGCATCCTTCATGGCATCTTCAGCTTTCCGCTGCGGATCGCGTCGGCGATCTCGTCGATTAGGCCCGGCGGATGCTCCATGGAGGTCAGCGCGACGCCGTCGCCGATCGGCCCGGTGCTGGGGAGGCTTGGGACGCGGAGGCCGCCGCGCACCGTTGGCGCGACCGAGGCGCCGGCCAGGCGCTGCTCGACGTCACCCTTGTCGATCGCGTCGCGGATGACGCCGAGCGCATGGTCATAGCTCTTCAGGATGCGTTTGATCTCGCTCGGCCCGTGCGCGGCGCAGAGATTGTGGCTGGAAACGATCAGCGTGCCGGAAGCAACCATCTCCCTCCGGAACAGTGCGGCGATCTTGTCGTCCTTGAACTTCAGGCGCTTTAAGGTCGGGTCTCCGTCAAGCCAGATATAACCTTCAAGCTGGGCATCGGCGATGCGACTCTTGGCGTCCATTGCCAGCACGACGCCCGTGGCGTGCAGCTTTGCGGGGATGTTATCCCGCTCCAGCTTCGCGATCGTGGCGATCCCCGCGGCGAGCGAGAGCGTCTCGCCGAAGAACGTGCCGGAATAGAAGATGTTATCCGGCGGCTCCATGCGCTTCATGATATCGCGCCGGCCGACGATCGCCGACAGCGGCATGCCGTTGGCCATGGCCTTGCCGAAGGTTGCCAGGTCCGGCGTCACGCCCCATAGCTTCTGCGCGCCGCCGAGATCGAAGCGGAAGCCTGTGATCACCTCGTCGAAGATCAGCACCGAGCCGTGCTTGTCGCACCATTCTCGCAGGAATTTCAGATACTGCGGGTCGCTCTCCGGCTCGACGATGACGGCGGCGAAATCCCCGCGTCCATAGAGATCGGCGGGATTGCCGAAACTGCAGCGTTCGGTCAGGTTGCGCACACCTGCCGGCACACCGAGGTTGCGCTCTACCGACCAGTCCGCCCAGCCGTGGTAGCCGCCGCAGATCAGGATGCGGTCTCGCCCAGTAAAGGCCCGCGAAAGCCGGACGGCCGCCGTCGTCGCATCAGTCCCGGTTTTCCCGAAACGGACCATTTCCGCACAAGGGATGAGCCGGCAGAGCGTTTCGGCAAGCTCGGCTTCAAGTTCCGTGGCGAGAGAGAAAGATACGCCTGCACTGAGCTGTCGTCGGATTGCGGCATCGACATCATGGTCACGGTAGCCAAGGATGTTCGGGAGCAGTGCGGACACCAGATCGACAAATTCGTTACCGTCAACGTCCCAGACAAGCGCGCCGTCTCCGTGTGATAGGAAAAGCGGCGAGGGTTGTGGGTACTGGAGGTGGCTTTTGCTGAAGGTTTGCGCGGCGAGCGGGATGAAGTTGCGGGCTGTTTCGAACTGCGCTTGCGACCTTTCGAAGGTCCTTTCATAGACAGGCTCCTCTGCCAGCGCGTCGAAATAGCGCTCGTTCATGGGATGATGCTGGTTGATCTTGCGCCAGGCCGGCTGCTTGTCGAGAATGCCCAGGATGTCGAGCATCGACGGCGGCCCCTTGTCCCACGGCCATTTCAGGGCGATGGCCTTGCAGAACATCAAATCGTTCTCGGTGTCGAGCACCCAGCGCTCGCCTTCCATGTTCGGAATCGGGTTGATCAGCGTCGCGGCCGGGAAGCGCGAGCGGTTTCTTTCGATCCAGGTGCAGACACAGTCGCGATCGATCGCGCGCGTCGCCTCTTCATGGGCCGAGTGCAGCGCGTGTGCGGTCATCGCCTGCACGTCGAGGCCGTCCGGATAGGTCCGCGGCGAGACGTTGCTGCAGAACGATGCGTCGGCCTCTTGCATCAGGCGCACGACGCCGCCGATCACCTCCGGGTCGAGGAACGGGCAATCTCCGGTCAGGCGCAGGATGATCCCATCGTGCATCGGACGCGGGCGGGCGAATGGCGGCTCGTTGGTGATGCGAAGATCGCCATAGACAAGCGCTGCAGCGGCGCAACCGATAAATCGCGACAGAACGTCGATCTCAGAGCCGCACCAGCAGGAAATGCCGTTCACCTGGCACCATCCGGCGATCACGTCATCCGCCGGCTGCGTCGTGGTCGCGACCCAGACTTCATCGACACCGGGCGCGGCCCTGGCGGCGCGGACGCACCATTCGAGCACCGGATGCCCGCCCAGGTCCATCATCACCTTGCCGGGCAGGCGAGTCGATCCCATGCGGGCCTGGATGATAGCAACGACCTTCTTCATTGAGGTGACACTCCTGCCTTGCTGCGGATGTCGAGCAGCAGGCGCAGGACTTCGAGGCCCTCCTCGCCGGTCGCGCCCATTTTGGTCTTGCCCTCGATGCGCTCGACGAACATGCGCATCTCGGTCATGTAGTCGTCAGCGTAGCTGCCGGCATACTGGGTAACAGCGCCTCCGGAGAGAGACTTACGCCCGTCGAGGCTAAAGCTGACCGTCTTCCCTGCGCCTGAGATGTAGAAGTTTCTAACGCGATCCCAGGTGTCGATGTCGATGTGAAACGTCGACCTGGCGCCGCCGTCATGCTGCAGGACAAAGTCGGCGCTGATGTCATGTGACGTCGTGGCGGTCAGCACCACAGCCGGTCCGAACAGGTGCAGCGCGAGGTCGACCTCGTGGGCGCCGGTGTTCAGAATAACGCCGTCGCGGAGCGCCGTCTGTGTCTGTTCGGTGGCACAGATGAAGTTGGCCCAGTGCGGCGCTCCGAGCGCGCCGGACTCGACCCATTGCGTCGCCTGGAGAACGCAGGGATGGAAGCGCAGATTATTGCCCATCATGACGACGAGGTTCTTCTCGGCGGCGACCCTGAGCAGCTCGGGCAGCGCGCCGACCGCGGTCGAGATCGGTTTTTCGATCAGGACATGCTTGCGGCGCTCGACGCAGGCGCGAAATGGTCCCTCGTGGAACATCGATGGCGTGCAGATTACGACGGCTTCGACATCGCTGTCGTAAAGTTGCCGCTCGAACCTGAAGTCAGACGTGGCAGCCGGATCGTATATCCTGACCTCGTGGCCGAGCTTGCGCGCGCTGTCTGCATGCCGCTGCCCGATCGATCCGTACCCGACGATGCCGATCTTCATGGCAGCACCTCGATCGTGGCATGCTTGCGCAGCAGACTGATCCAGTCGCCTTTCCCGTCGCTATGGGTGGTGACCAGTTCGTACCAGGGGTGCGCCAGCCAAAAGCCTGCAAAGTCGACGTGATAGGCGAGTACATCGGGGCGATGTTCGTAGCGCCGAGCGTATGCGTCACCTTGGTCTTCGCCCTCAAAGTCGTGGACGATGAGGTAGCCGCCTGGCGCAAGCACGCGGTCGCCTTCCGCGACGATCTGAAACCAGTCCTCCGGATCGGTCACGTAGAGACAGAAGCCGTAAATCACCAGATCGAACGAATGGGGGAGCACGCCGCGCATGCTGGTCGCGTCGCACTGCGCCACCGGCAGGTGATTGTGCCTGGCCTCGGCCATGGCGTGCATGGAGGGCTCGACGCCCCAGGTCTCGCACCCGTACTTCTCGGCCAGCTTCTGCAGCCGCCAGCCATTGGCGCAGCCGATCTCCAGCAGGCGTTTTGGCTTGATGCCGTTGGCCTCGATCATCTCCGACACCGGGTCGTGCTGGCCCAGCCGATCGCGATTGCGCGCGAACCAGGCGTTGCCCTCGGACTGCATGAAGACTTCGGACTGTTTCATTTTTCGAGCTTCTCCATCAGGTCGGAAATCGCGCGGTCGTTCTTGTTGATCTGGTGCAGCACGTCGCGGGCTTCCTCCGGCGCGTGCTTCAGCGCGATCTCCATCAGCCGTTTCCACGGGATGTTGTTCCTCATCCTGATCTCGAAAATCTGGTCGATGGTGGATTGCTCGCACTCATGGCCCGTTAACTTCGGGAAATCACCACCGCAAACGGGACACCTCATCATCGCATCCTCCCAAAGAGCACCGCGCCGACCGGGTTGCCGTTGAACAGGAAGTGGTTCAGCCGCTCGCCCTCCTGCTTGAAGTCGCTGTGCTGGATGATCTTGAGCATGGCCTCGTTGTTCCTGGCGCAGCCGGCCTCAAGCTTGCGGACACCGCCACCGTCCTTGTCGAGCAGCCATGAGCAGGCCGCGCGCCAGGCCTCGCTGCCAAAGCCCTTGTGCCAGTGCTCGGGCACGCCGAGCAGGATGCCGACGTCGGACACGTTGTTGGCGTCGTCGTGGCGCGCGGTCAGGTTGCCGATGTGCTCGTTGGTCGAGACGATGAAGATGCCCCAGATGTGCGAGCGGCCGACGAACGAGGAGACAAAGGTGTGCTGGGACGAGAACGTGTGATTGTGGTGGCGCTGCTCGGAATAGCGCACCACCGTGGGATCGCGCAGCCAGCGCACCTGCGTGGGCGAGGACTTCAGGAGCTGACGGAGGACGAGCCGGCTGGTCGGGATGGTCGGGGTCATGATGTTTTGGCTATCCGTTTGTACAATTCGCACCAGTAGGTGTTGCGGATCGGCCCTTCGACCACGTCGCACTTGCCGACATTGCCGCTGCTCGGGGTGAAGTGTTTGCAGTAGTACTGGTCATCGTGGAACGTCGGGCCGCAGTGCGAGTGCAGCATGCCGTGTGAAAAATTGACCTCGGATTTTTCGTGCTTCATGGGCGACATGGTTGTTGGCGACAGGTGAAACCCGCGGTTCACCGCATCCGCTCCAAGAGGTGATCCCACATCCGCAGGATGTCCTCGGCATTGGCGCGGACGTCCGGCGCCTCGGCACTGTGGTCGCCGACCCTGCGCAGCCGCTCGACCCGGGCCAGGGTCGCATTGCGGACCTCAACCAGCTCTTCGCGCTTCATGACGTGCTCCTGGCGGTGACGTAGCGCTCGATCGCGATCCCGATCGTCGTGGCCAGCGACATGCGCTCTTCTCCGGCCAGTTCGCGGATCATCTCGCGCGCGGCCGGCTTGATGTTGATCCTGGTGACCCAGGTGACACGCTGGCGTTCGGGTTGGCCTTCCATGCCGGGTTCATTAACACGGCGATAACACGCTGTCAGCAAGAAACGAGAGCACCTTCACATCATTGTCGGTTTGTCCTACGTTGCCGTGATGATCACGGGCAAGGACGAGGCTGCCAGGTATTTCATGAACGCGCTCAAGGAGGCGCGGCTGCATCAGGAAATCGAGCGGCTGGAGGAGAGCTTTTACGAGTTCGCCAAGGCCGCCTGGCCGATCGTCGATCCCGCCGATTTCGCCGACAACTGGCACCTTGAGGACATCTGCGCGCACATGGAGGCGGTCGCGCGCGGCCACATCTCGCGGCTACTGCTCAACGAACCGCCGCGCACCGGCAAGACCTTCCTGGTCTCGATCTGCTTCTGCGCCTGGATTTGGGCACAGCGCGAGCGCGGCGCGCTGATGGGTCCTCAGGTCTCGTTCTTTTACGCCTCATACGCCGAAAAGCTGTCGCTGGAGCACTCGGTCAAATGCCGGCGGCTGATCGAGTCGGCCTGGTATCAGAAGCGCTGGGGCCGCCGCTTCAAGCTCATCAGGGTGACGCAGGAGCACTTCGAGAACGACCAGGGCGGCTATCGGATGTGCTCGTCGGTCGACGCGCGCGCCGCCGGCTTCGGCGCCGACATCCTGGTCGCTGACGATCCGCATCTGGTCAAGGAAGCCGAATCCCAGGACGTCCGCGAGGGCACGGTGCGGTGGTGGTCGGAAACCATGCCGAGCCGCCTCAACAACCGCAAGACTGGCGCGATGATCGTGGTGATGCAGCGCGTCCACGAAGGCGACCTATCCGGGCACATCCTGGCGTCGGACATGGGCTATGTGCATTTCTGCGTGCCGATGAGTTATGTGCCGTGCCAGCACATCAACGCCTGGGTCGGCGACAAAATCGCGACCTTCATCGGCGATGACATCCAAGACATTGATGATGATGACATTTTCTGGGTCGACCGGCGGACCGAGGACGGCGACTTGTTGTGGCCGGAGCGGTTTCCGGCCAGCGAAGTCTTCAAGCTGGAAAGAGAGCTTGGTCCCTACGCCTATGCCGGCCAATACCAGCAGACGCCGGCCCCGCGCGGCGGCGGCATCATCCGCGAGGAGTGGTGGCAAATCTGGGATAAGGCCAAGGCGGAAAAGAACGGCGGCATACCGGAGAAGTATCCGGGCTTTGAATACATCCTGGCCGCGCTCGACACCGCCTACACCGAGAAGGAAGAGAACGACCCCTCGGCGCTGTCGATCTGGGGCATCTGGCGCGATCCCAACGGCAACCCGATGATCTTCCTGATGTTCTGTTGGCAGGAGCGGCTGGTGATCCACGAGTTGGTGTCGCGCGTCGCGGCCGACTGCAAGCGCTTCAAGGTCGATCGGCTCCTGGTCGAGGACAAGGCCGCGGGCCACTCGGTCAGCCAGGAGCTGGCGCGGCTGTTCGGGTCGTTCGCCTTCGGCATCGAGCTGGTCGATCCGCGCAAGGGCTTCGTCAAGTCGCCCGACAAGGTCGCGCGGCTGCAGACCGTGGTGCACCTGTTCGCCGAAGGGTTGATCTTCGCGCCCGACAAGGAGTGGGCCGACGAGATGATCAGGCAGTGCGCGCTGGTTCCCAGGGCGATCCATGACGACCTCGCCGACACCTGCAGCATGGCCCTGATCTGGCTCCGGCGTGCCGGCTGGGCGGTGAAAAAGGAAGAGCGGGCCTATGAGCTGGAGGACGAGACCAAGTACCGGCCCAGGGCAGGGGCGTTGTATGGCGGCTTTTAGCATGATATGAGGGTAGCCTCAGACCTTGCAGGGTCCCATGGCAATCTCGCCAAGCCTCCGTCTCGTCGATCCATCAGACCCGGAAGAAAAGCCGTCTTCCCGGGAGATCGAACTTGGCGAGGGCAACCACGCGATCACCTTCGATGACAACGGCGTGGCGCGCATCGAGCATGACGATGGCAGCGTCACCTTCGACGAGAAACCGGATCGCAACGACGTCGAGCAGGATGAGAGCGATTTCTACCGCAACCTCGCCAATGACATCGATGACGAAGAGCTTGGCCTGATTGCGTCAGACTTGTTGACCGGTATTGAGCTGGACAACGCCTCGCGTAAGGACTGGATGGAGAGCCGCCAGACCGGCATCCGCCAGCTCGCGCTCAGGCTTGAGGAGCCGCGCGGCGATCTCGGCACTTCGTCGGCGCCGCTTGAAGGCATGTCGACGTTCCGGCATCCGCTGCTGCTTGAAGCCACCATCCGTTTCCAGGCCACCGCGCGCGGCGAGCTGCTGCCGGCGTCCGGTCCGGTCAAGGTGCGCAACGATCTGCCGACGCGACCAGATACTCCCCAAGGACCACCGCAGCCGATGGCAGGCGCACCACCTATGCCGGGTGCGCCTGCCGCGCCGCCTGCAGAGCCCGAAGGCCAGGCGCTGGACGACCTCGGGGACGCGCTTGAGAAAGATATGAATCACTATTTGACGGTCGACGCGCCGGAGTACGTGCCGGACACCGACCGCATGCTGTTCTATGTCGGCTTTGGCGGTGACGGATTTAAGAAGGTTTACAACTGTCCGCTCCGTAACCGTCCAGTGTCGGAGTCGGTCGACGCCGAGGACATCATCATTTCCAACGCGGCGACCGACATCCGCAACTGCGGACGCGTGACCCATCGCATCAAGATGCGGCCTTCCGTGCTGAAGCGGATGCAAATCCTCGGCGCCTACCGCGATATCGAGATCGGGCCGCCAAATCCGGCGGGGGAGGTGACGCCGGTCGAGGAGGAGAAGGCCGCGATCGGCGGCTACCAGCCGCGCCCGCAGCGGCCGAAGGATGCCGAGTACGAGGTATATGAATGCTACTGCGAACTCGATATCGAGCAGTTTGCGCCGAAGCAGTTCAAGGGCAAGGGACTGCCGCTGCCCTATGTCGTCACGCTGGAAAAGGAGAGCCGGCAGGTTCTGTCCGTGACCCGCAATTGGGATGAAGAGGATGACCAGGCGCTCGGCAAGCAGTTCTTTGTGCAGTTCCCGTTTATCCGCGGTCTCGGCTTCTACGGCCTCGGTCTGATCCATCTGCTCGGCAACATCACAATGGCGCTGACCGCGATCACGCGGATCATGATCGACAACGGCATGTTCTCCAATTTCCCGGGCTTCCTGTTCGCCAAGGGAGCGGGGCGGCAGAACACCAATCAGATCAGGGTGCCGCCTGGTGGCGGTTATCCGGTCGACGTGCCGCCTGGCATGCGCATCCAGGACGCCTTCATGCCGCTGCCGTACAAGGACACCGGCTCGGCGTTCACCAATCTGGCAATCCATATCGAGGAAATCGGCGAGCGCCTCGGCCAGACTGCCGACTTGAGCATCGGCGAGGGCAAACAGGACGTTCCGGTTGGTACCACCATGGCGCTGATCGAGCAGGCCACCAAGATCATGGATTCCGTGCACAAGCGCCTCCATGCCGCGCAGGCCGAAGAGTTCGCGCTGCTCAAGGAGCGATTCCGCGAGAACCCCGAGGCGTTCTGGCGCAACAACAAGCGCCCGGCGCGGAAGTGGACCGAGGAGCAGTTCAAGCTGGCGCTGGAGCAGCACGAGCTGGTGCCGGTCGCCGATCCTAACAACCCGACCAGCCTGCATCGAATTGCCAAGGCGACGATTGTCGACATGCTGGTCGAAAAATACCCGCAGGACATGGATAAGCGCGCGTCGCTCAAGCGCATCCTGCGGATCGCCGACATCGACAGCGACGGGCTGATGACGCCGCAGACCAACCAGCCGCCGCCTGACCCGCGCATGGTCGCGATCCAGGCCAAGGCGCAGGCCGAGCAGGCGCAGGCCCAGATCGACCAGGCCAAGCTGCAGCTCGACCAGCAGAAGATGCAGGCCGATCTCGCCGATAACGCCGCCGAGCGCGCCGCCAAGGCGCAGCAGCAGCAATTTGACATGGCGTTGGAAAAGCTGCGCATCCAGAACGAGATGGTCATCCACGCCCACGACATTCAGCGCGACAATGCCACGGCGCAGAACGACATGCAGGCCAAGCAGGCCGAGGTCGCGCACGGCATCATCTCGGATCACGTCGCAGGGCAGGCCGACCTGCAGCAGTCCGCGCAGAAGCATCAGATGGACATCACGGCCAACGCGGTGAAGCAGCACCAGGACATGATGGTGCAGCAGCAGAAGCACGCGCAGGAGATGGCCGCGCAGCGCGAACAGCACGCGCAGGAGATTCAGCTCGAACGCGAGAAGCACCAGGCCAATCTCGAAAACCAGAAGAAGATCGCCGAGGCCAAGGCGCAAGCGATCGGGCCGGCCGAGGAGAAGCGGGTCGGCATGGAGGCCGAGAAGCATAAGCAAGAGATGAAGCAGGGCGACGAGACCCACAAGCGCGAGGGCGAGAAGCACAAGGTCGATCTCGCCAACAGCAAGAAGCTCGCCGATGCCAAGGCCAAGGCGATGAGCAAGCCGAAACCGGCAGGAGACAAGTGATGCCACATCCGAATGAAGCAGACGCGCGCCGCTCGCACGGCGACATGCTGAGTGCCAGGACCGGCAGCCGCGGCGAATATCCGGTCGATCGCGCCGCGCGCATCGCCGGGATGAAGGTCAGCGCCAGTGCGCAGGGCGACGGCGCGCAGATGCCGGAAGAGGTGTTCACCGCCGCGCCAGCGCGCCAGATCAGCAACTACGGCAGGATCAAAGGGGACTGAGATGGCGCACCCGTTTCAGAAGCACCGTGAGCATCGCGTCTCGCACGCGCGGGTGAAGCGCGTGCTCAACAAGGCCGACGGCGGTGCGATCGACAATGAAATCGACATCAGCAAGCCTGGCCCGGGGCAATACCCTTATGGCCTCGATACAGCGATGTCATCCGAGCAGAGCAAGAACGACTCCGCAGAGCGCGCAGAGGGCAAACGGTTCTTCGATAGCGGTACCCGTATTCCGGGCCGACAGAAGGGCCTCAATGACACATACGAAAAATCGTTGAAGAGGCGTTAACATGGCACATCCGTATCACATGCACCGCGAGCATCAGGTTGCGCACCGCCGGGTGAAGCCGATGTTGGCCGACGAGCCCGGCGCCACCAGCAAGGCGACCGGCAGGGCCTTTACCGCTGTGACCAGCAAGAGCGCCGCGCAGCGCCACGATGACGGCATCGGCGGCGTCAAGGGCAATAAGCGTTTTGCATGCGGCGGCAAGGTCAAGGATGACGGTTACGCGCGCGGCGGCAAGGTCAAAGGCAAAGGCCACCAGACCAATATCGCGATCGTCATGCCGCATCATCCGGCTCCTCCCGCCGGACCACCTGCCGGACCGCCCGGTGGACCTCCGATGGGCGGTCCGGGCCTTCCGCCTGGTGGACCTCCGGGCATGCCTCCCGGGATGCCTCCGGGTGGTCCTCCGGGCATGCCGATGCGCGCTCGCGGCGGCAAGATTGACGGCGAGTCGACCAAGGGCAACATCAAGCAATGGGCGGCCCGCGCCAGCAAGAACAGCTATTTCCGCGGCGGTGCTGCGACCGGTGTCGGTCGTGAGGAGAAGGCCGAGCACATCAAGCGGCGCAAATGACGGCGATCCGCAGCCATCACGGCCGGATGTTTACCCAGCTCGTCGCTGAACACAGGCAAAAGCTGGCGGATGCGCTCGTGACTGGTGTGGACGAGAAATTGTACTGGCGCCTCGTCGGGGAAATTCAAGGCCTCGATGCGGCGCTGAAATTGTCCGAGCAAGCCGATTTCAAGTTGAGTGGAGATGAACCCGATGCCGGTGCTTAGCGCATCCAAGATCGAACAGATCAGCCAGGCCAGCGACCCCAAGGCGGCGATCATCAAGGCGGCTGGCGATCTCGGCAAGGAGAGGATCGCGGCTGATCTCGTCCTGGTCGGGACCTACATCCGCAATGAGCGGACGGCGGGCGGCATCATCCGCCCCGTCGATGTGGTCAAGGAGGACGAATATCAGGGTAAGGTCGGCCTCGTCCTCAAGACCGGGCCGATCGCCTATGGCGACTGGGAAGATGGCGAGTTTCGCGGCGAGAATGCCCGCCCGCACACCTGGGTCGTCTACGCGATCAAGGATGGCTGGCCGGTGCAGATCAACGGCACGCCGTGCCGCTTCGTCCCCTATGACAAAATCCGAATGGTCGTTTCTGACCCAGCGATGGTGTTCTAATGCCGCGACTTCGCAAACCACCGGTCAAACAGGAAGACATGCCTGAGATCGAGGACGAGACCCTCCCGACCGAGCCGATCGTGATCGAGCTGACCGAGGAGATGCCGGGCCAAACCACGGTCACGGAGCAGGAGACGCCTGCCCCTGATGAGGTGAGGACGCAGCCGGCGGAAGACGATAATCCGCTGTCGAAGGCGCTCGATGCGCAGCGCCGCGCCGAGGAATTGCAAAGGACCGCGCAGCGTGAGCGCGATCAGGCCATTCGCGCCGCGCAGGATCGCTCGCGCAAGCACGACGAGGAGCTGGCGCGGGAACGCTCCCGCTCGGAGGACGCCGAATATAATTCGGTGCTGACCGCGATTGCCGCCGAACAGTCCGCGCTCGACAAGGCCGAAAGTGACTATGTCGCGGCCATGGCTGCCGGAGATTTCGCCGCAGCCGGCAAAGCCCAGCGTGTGATGTCGATCGCCGGTGCGCGGGTCGATCGTCTGGAGGAAAACAAACAGATTTACGAACAGCGGCGCACCACGTCGCAGCCGGCGACCGAGCGCCGCGAGCCGGTGCAGCAGCCACAGCCACAGGTCCAGGATTTTGAGCAGCGCATTTCGGCGATGCCTGAGGTGGCCAAGACCTGGCTGCGTAAACATCCGGAGTTCATCAACGACACCGCGCAGAACCAGAAGATCATGGGGATGCATTCCTATCTGGTCCAGACCGAAGGTGTCGAAGCATTCTCGCCGGCCTATTTCGATGCGCTCGATACCAGGTTTGGCTTCAAGGCCGCACCGCCGAGGCAGGAGCAGGCGGCGGCCCAACCCCAGCGCAGGAGTATGCCCATGTCCGCCCCCGTCACTCGCGAAGT